TTGAAGGTTTGACTACGACTAAGGGTCACGTCTTCTACGTTGCTCCTACACAGGGTCAGGCTAGAGACATTATGTGGCAGACGTTACTGGAGGTAGGTAACCCTGTCATCACCTCTAGTCACGTAAACAACCTACAGATTAAGCTAATCAATGGTGCTACCATCGCACTCAAGGGCGCTGACAGACCAGAGACCATGCGTGGTGTCAGCCTAAAGTTCTTGGTCATGGATGAGTACGCCGATATGAAGCCGGAGGTCTGGGAGCAAATCCTAAGACCTGCCCTAGCTGACCAGAAGGGTTCAGCGATGTTCATTGGTACGCCAATGGGTCGTAACCACTTCTTTGAGCTACACCAGTACTCTGTGTTGGCTAAGGACAATGACTGGAGTGGTTGGCACTTTACCAGCTACGATAACCCTCTCTTAGACGAAGAAGAAATTAACGCAGCTAAGAAGTCGATGTCAGCCTTCTCCTTCCGACAGGAGTTCATGGCATCCTTTGAGGCAGCGGGTGGTGAACTCTTTAAGGAAGAATACGTAAAGTTCTCTGAAGAAGAACCAGAGGAAGGTAACTACTACATAGCAGTTGATTTGGCAGGATTTGCAGATGTTCAGAAAGCTACAACCAAAACTAATCGTCTTGACCAAACGGCTATCGCTGTGGTTAAAGCAAGCACTGAGGGTTGGTGGGTTGCTAATATTATACATGGGCGTTGGGGTGTCGAAGAGACTGCCAGAAGAATCTTTGAAGCAGTCAGAGACTACAAACCAATCTCAGTAGGTATTGAGAAAGGTGCGTTAAAGAACGCTGTACATCCTTACTTGAATGACATAATGAAGAAGAACCAGCGGTTCTTTAGAGTGGAAGAGCTTACACACGGTAATCAGAGAAAGACAGATAGGGTTGTGTGGGCGTTACAAGGTAGGTTTGAACACGGTAACATTACACTAAACAAGGGTGAGTGGAACACACAGTTCTTAGATGAACTATTCCAGTTCCCCAATAAGCTTGTTCACGATGACTTGATAGATGCCTTGGCTTACATAGACCAGCTCGCTAAGGTGGCTTACGCTATTGACTTCGAAGAAGAAGAATACGAATTCATGGACACATACTCAGGGTACTAACTATGTTAGAAGAAAACGAACCATTCCACATCGAACAAACGCTTGAAGACTGGGTTGGTGCGAAGTGTAGTGACTGGCGTGACCACTTTGAAGCCAACTACTCACAACGCTTCGATGAGTACTATCGTCTCTGGCGTGGACAGTGGGCTGCTGAAGATAAGACTCGTCAGTCAGAACGCTCTAAGATTATCTCTCCTGCCCTGCAACAGGCTGTGGAGTCATCTGTAGCAGAACTAGAAGAAGCTACCTTCGGTCGGGGTAAGTGGTTCGACATTAAAGACGATGTAATGGATAACGAGAACAAAGACATCGTTATGTTGCGTACACACTTAGAGTCTGACTTTAAGCGTAACAAAGTACGTAAAGGTGTCGCTGAGTGTCTTATTAACGCAGCCGTCTTTGGTACTGGTATCGCTGAGATTGAACTAACAACTGAAAAAGAGTTCAAACCAGCTACACAGCCCCTAATGGACGGTGAATTGACCGCTATTGGTGTCAACATTACTGACCGTACATGCATCAAACTACGCCCTGTAATGCCTCAGAACTTCCTTATTGACCCCGTTGCTACCTCTGTTGAGGACGCTTTAGGCGTTGCTGTAGATGAATACATCTCTATGCACGTTGTTGAGCAGCTACAGGAGCAGGGTGTCTACCGTGATGTGGCTTTAGAGTCAGCATCTAATGATTTTGACATTGAACCAGACCACTCTATCACCTCTCTGTACGAAGAAGACAAGATTCGCTTGACTAAGTACTACGGTTTAGTGCCTCGACACCTGTTAAAGCAAGCTCAACAAGAAACTGACGCTGAAGAAGAGACTGTATCACTCTCTGGAGACGAAGAAGACACTAGCTACTACGTTGAGGCTATTGTTGTAGTAGGTAATGACGGTATTTTGTTAAAAGCTGAAGCTAACCCCTACATGATGGGCGATAGACCTATTATTGCATTCCCTTGGGATGTCGTTCCTAGCCAGTTCTGGGGTCGAGGAGTATGTGAGAAAGGGTATAACTCCCAAAAGGCGTTAGACGCAGAACTACGCGCTAGAATCGATGCTCTCGCTCTTACTGTACACCCTATGTTGGCTATGGATGCCTCTCGTATGCCTAGAGGTGCTAAACCAGAGATACGTGCTGGTAAAGTTATCTTGACAAACGGCAACCCTGCTGAGATTCTACAGCCCTTTAACTTTGGTCAGGTACAGAACATTACCTTTGCACAGGCAAGTGAGCTACAACGCATGGTACAGACCGCTACAGGCGCTATAGACAGTGCTGGTACGTCAGGGTCTATTAACGGCGATGCGACCGCTGCGGGCATCTCTATGAGCTTAGGAGCCATCATTAAGCGTCACAAGCGCACATTGATTAACTTCCAAGAATCATTCATCATTCCTTTCGTCACCAAAGCTGCTCACCGCTACATGCAGTTTGAGCCTGAGATGTACCCAGTTGCTGACTATAAGTTTGATGTGTCAAGCTCTTTAGGTATTATTGCTCGTGAGTATGAGGTTACACAGCTCGTACAGTTACTACAGACCATGTCGCCAGATACTCCGATGTACCCTGAGTTGATTAAGTCTATTGTTGACAACATGAACTTAGCTAACCGTGAAGAACTCATCGCTAAGCTTGATGCAGCTAACCAGCCTAACCCACAGGCTCAGCAAGCACAACAAGCTACACAACAAGCTGCCTTGGCCTTCCAAGCGTCACAGACTGGGGCGCTCAACGGACAAGCTAAAGAGTCTGAAGCGCGTGCAGTTAAAGCAATGGCTGAAGCACAGGCTATTCCACAAGAGACAGAGATTGCTCGTCTTAAGGCTATAACGACTAACCTACAGGCTGGAGATACAGACGACAAAGAGTTCGAGAAGCGCCTTAAAATCTCTACACAGCTCCTTAAAGAAAGAGAAGTAGCCGTTAAAGAAGGCGCTGTACAAGCACAACCACAAGCTGAGCCGCAACCAGTAGCTCAACCACCCACAATGATGCAGGAACCCACACAAGGGCAATTCCCACAATGATTATTACACAAAGAGAGTTTAACAGCGCGTTAGAGCAAATTAACGTAGCGTTTGAAGTAGCTAACAAAAAGCTTGACAAACTAGAAGCAGAGGTTAAAGCCTTAACAAAGGAGAAAGCCAATGGCAACGCCAAGAAAGGGCAAAGCAAAAGTTAAGGTAACATCTACTGGTAAGAAAGTAAGCTACGGTCAGGCTGGTAAGGCAAAGGATGGAGGTTCCCGTGTAAGAGCGGGGACGGCTAAAGGTGACAGCTACTGTGCTAGAAGCTTAGGCATTAAGAAGGGCTTACCTAAAGCTAAACAGAATGACCCTAACACCCCAAACAACCTTTCACGTAAGCGTTGGAAGTGTTCAGGGGCTAAATCTAAGAAGTGAGGTGTTAAATGAAGTGTTCAGCATGTGGTAGTAGTCACACAAAGAAAGGCAATAAGATGCCTATCAGAGGACAGAGAGCCGTTAAGAACAAAGCAGCTAAGTCAAAGAAAAAGAAATAGTTCTTGACTTTTAGACTAAACTGTGCTATAATGTACTATAGTATTCTTTAAGTAGATACTTTACTTCTTAACAAAACTGTCCTAAAGGGATAAACAGTATGATAGACAAAGAATTAGAACGGTACTACGAAAGTATGTACTCGTTGTTTCATAATGAGGGCTGGAAGTCTTTACTGAGTGATTTAAAAGAGAACACTGTAAGTATTAACTCAGTAGAGAACACCACAGACCTTAACGACCTACAGTTCCGCAAGGGTCAGTTGTCTATCATAGCTAGTCTACTTAACTTAGAAGAACAGATTAGAGCAGCCGAAGAACAAGCATTAGAGGAAGACCTTGATGCGTATAATGGCTGATTTCCAGTGTCCTGACGGACATGTCAATGAGTTTTTTGTTGATAACGAAATAAAGCAGGTTGAGTGTACAGATTGTAGTCTTCCTGCTTATAAACTTATTTCCCCCGTTCGCAATAAGATTGACCCCATTTCTGGTGATAACGTAGGTGCAACGATGAAGTGGATGAAGATGCGCGAACAAAAACTGAAGCAAGAGCGTAAGGCCAACTCTGCGTAAGCAGAAGCTTTACTTAACTAAAACCTCCACAATGATAATATATCACGGAGTTTAATAATGGCAACACTGATAGACGAGCGTCCAGAAGACGACAACCCAGACGAAGAAATTACTACTTTTGAACAAGAAGAAGAACAGGAAGCTCCGCAAGAGTCAACCCCTGAACCTCCTCAAGAAGAAGAAGAAATCCCCGAGAAGTACCAAGGAAAGTCAACCGCTGAAATTGTAAGGATGCACCAAGAAGCTGAAAAGCTGCTAGGTAGGCAAAGCGGAGAAGTAGGGGAGCTACGTTCTGTTGTTGATAGTTATATCCAGACACAACTCGACACCAAAGCACCACCAGCACCAATTGAAGACCCTGATGAAGATGTAGATTTTTTCTCAGACCCAGACAAGGCTGTCGCAAGAGCAATTGCTAATCATCCTTCTATTAAACAAGCTGAACAGGCTAATGTAGATAACAAGCGTAATACCGCGAGGACACAACTGCAAGAACGTCATCCCGATATGCCGCAGATTCTACAGGACGCTAAGTTTGTTGAGTGGATTAAAGGCTCTAAGATTAGAACACAGCTCTTTGCCCAAGCAGACCGTGGTTATGACTACGATGCCGCTGATGAACTCCTTTCTAATTGGAAAGAACGTCAAGGTGTTGTTTCTCAGACCTTAGCTGCTGAAAAAGATGGACGTAAGGCTGCTATTAAGACAGCTTCTACAGGAAGTACAAAGGGCAACGGACAACAACAGTCTAGGAAGATTTACAGACGCTCAGACATTATTAAACTAATGCAGGACGACCCAGAACGGTACTTAGCTTTGTCAGATGAAATTGGCCTAGCTTACGCCGAGAAGAGAGTTCGCTAACTTAACTATTATCATTTAAAGGTATTATCTCATGGCTACATCAGTATATCCCTCACAAACCGGCGCAGTAAACAACACTAGCGCCGCTAAGTTTATCCCAGAAATCTGGAGTGACGAAGTTGTCGCTGCCTATAAGTCTAACCTCGTCATTGCCAACCTCGTTAAGAAGATGGGTATGTCAGGTAAGAAAGGCGACACCATTCACGTACCTAAGCCTATCCGTGGTTCAGCTAACGCTAAAGCCGCTGGCACAGCAGTAACTATCCAGAACAGCACTGAAGAAGAAGTCTTGATTGCAATTGACAAGCACTTCGAATTCTCTCGTCTTATCGAAGACATCACCGAAGTTCAGGCACTTGCTTCTCTCCGTCAGTTCTACACTGGTGACGCAGGTTACGGCCTAGCTAAGCAGATTGATAGTGATTTGTTTGACTTGGGTAAGAAGTTTGGTGACGACAACGGTTCTGGTTCTGACTGGGTTCACAGCAACACTTACAACTTCTCTGGCTCTGCTGGTATCGAAACTTATGCTGCTGACGCTGTCGCTGCTGGTGACGTGTTCAACGATGCTGGTTTCCGCGCTGCTATCCAGAAGCTGGATGACGCAGACGTACCTATGGACGGTCGTTCTTTCGTAGTTCCTCCTTCCATTCGTAACGCTATCATGGGCGTTGACCGCTACATGTCTTCTGACTTCGTAGATGGTCGTGGTGTTAAGAACGGTCAGATTGGTAACCTGTACGGCATTGACGTATACACTACTTCTAACTGTCCTGTACTTGAGACTGCTGCTCAAAACGCTGCTGGTGGTGAAGTTAAAGGTGCAATGTTGTTCCACAAGGACGCTATGGTTCTTGCTGAGCAACAGGCTGTACGTTCACAGACTCAGTACAAGCAGGAGTTCTTGGGAACTCTCTACACTGCTGATTGTCTGTACGGTACTCAGGTACTACGTCCAGAAGCAGGTATCGTTCTAGCTGTAAACGGCTAAGCGATAAGCAACAAACTAGGGGGTTCTTCGGAATCCCCTTTTCTTTTTTTTCTGTTTTTGTAGGAGTTACAATGGCTATATATAGAGGAAACGGCGGCGCTGGTGATTCAACCAATGACGCTACAGTAAGTGACGTAACAGCCCAAGCTGTCATAGCTTCTACAAAAGCAGATGAAGCAGCAGCAAGTGCAACAGCAGCAGCAGCCTCTGCAACGAGTGTACAGACCCTCACAGCAGCCACAGGAGCCGCTGGAAGCTCTGCGTCTTACAACGGTAGTACCAACACCCTAACTGTTCCAAGAGGCGACACAGGGGCAACAGGAGCCGCTGGTGACGACAGTGCTTGGACAGGTGGTAGTTACGCATCAGCAACAGGCGTTGTTACCTTTGCTTCAGATGATGGCTTAGGCTTTGTTACTGGAGACCTTAGAGGAGCTACTGGTTCTCAAGGTATCCAAGGTATCCAAGGTATTCAAGGTATTCAAGGAGCTACCGGCGCAACAGGGGCTGCTGGTGCAGATGGTAGTGGTGGCGATGCTTACTTAGCACAGACACAGACTTTTACAGGCGCTAAGACGTTTTCAGCGACTACTGTCTTTGCAGCAGGAATCACAGAAGACGCAGAAACCCTTACAGGCACGGCAACCACTATCGACCTAGCCACTGCTACTAACTTTGTACACACCCTGACAGGCGCTACTACTTACACCTTCAGCAACCCAGCGTCCACAGGCAACGCCTCTAGTTTTACGCTCAAGATTATTCAAGACTCAACAGCCAGAGCAATCACTTGGCCTGCTAGTGTTGACTGGGCGGGAGGCACAGCGCCTACGCTTACAGCAACAAGTGGCGGTGTAGATGTGTTTGTGTTCTATACTATTGACGGTGGTACAATCTACTACGGCTTTACGGCTGGACAGGCGATGGCGTAATGAGTAGAGTAGCAGATAAACTCATCAAGGCTAAGGTTGATTCTGGATTTACACCCAACCCAGATTTTACAAAACTTCTCACAACAGCAGGTGCTGGCGGTACAACCCTGCTTAATGATTTAGACGATGCTTCGCAGATTGATTATTTCGCCACTTCGGATTTCAGTTTTAACGTCCTCTCTGGTGGGGCAAACCTGTACACAGCAGTAGATGATACTAATAAAGTTTTTATGGTAACGAACCGCAATGCTGACCGGCTAGCTGTTGCAGATTGGAGCGATGACACAGATATAGTTGTAGCAGACGTGGTAGTAGATTCTGCTAAGTTACAGGACGTTACTCAGGTAGCTGTTGACCCTTCAAAAGAGTTCGCATATACTGGTAACTTAGCGGGCACAACAGCAAATAGGGGCTTTTGTAGATACGACTATAGCGACCCGACAAATGTAACATTAAAGTGGTTTCTAGCATACTCGTCAGGCTCATACGGTCTAACAATTAATCCAACAAGAGAGTTGCTTTATCACTTTACTTCTAATGGTTTAGGTACTATGGACATTAGCCCAACAGGAACTAATGTTATGGTTTTTAAAGATTTTTTATCGACAGGCTCTGTTGTTGCTTATGTGCAGGATACCTTTTTAGATGTTGAAAATGATATTTTATACGCAGTAACTAGCAACGATAGAATTGTAGCTATTGATGTTAGCACTGATACAGCGGCAGTGCTTTTGGATAGCCTCGTTGACAATACAAACTTAGACCAGTCTTATGCAGTAAGTGTAGATGTAGCTGCGGGGATAGCTTTTGTTATTACAAGATATGGCAAAATCTCCAGCATTGATGTAAGCGACCCGTCTAATTTAGCTTTATTAGATACTTATACAGGCGTAGGTTACTCTAATGACAACGTAAGAAGAAGTATGGCTATTGACGCTGGAGCTAAAAGAGTCTATACCTCTTACGGTACTAGCTACCTCCCAGCAGGAGTTAAAGTTATAGAATACTCTGACCCATCTAATTTAACTTTAGAGACTACTCTTGACCATTCAGGCAGTGCATATAAAGGCGCTAAAGTACACTTATACAATTAAGGATTTATTATGTACGTAAAAACAAGCAATAACACTGTAGATGAGTTTCCCTACAATATAAGAAAATTACAAAAAGACAACTTAAATGTTTCTTTTCCGCAAGAAATAAGTGAAGAAACTTTAAGTTCTTTTGGCGTGTTTTCAATAGTTAGAGGAGAGTTTCCAGAAAGTATATTGCATACAGAAACTGCTGTACATGCTTTAGTACCCGAACTTGTAGATGGTGTATGGACACTGCCTTGGGTGGTACGAGACAAAACAGAAGACGAAATAGCCTCAGAAGCTCGTGGCGTTCGATATGAGCGCGATGAGCTACTGACCCAGTGTGACTGGACACAGTTACCTGATTCGCCGTTAGACAGCACTACAAGAGCTTCTTGGGCTACCTACCGAACAGCACTACGGGATGTAACTGGACAGACTGGTTTCCCTACTGACATTACTTGGCCAACAGCACCTTAACTTTACTTGGAGTAAACAACAATGAAATATTTATTAGTACTAGCAGCGTTCGCATTGACAGCCTGTAACACCTTCAATGCCGCAGTAGACGGTTCACAGATAATTGTAGATAGCACTGTTGACTCCGCACAGTCTATGGTTACAGACACAGCTAAGGGTATTGGAACAGGCTCTGCTACGTTTGTTGACGGTATTGCCGCTGACATCCGTAAAGCGTCTGAGTAGATGTTAGCCGAGATTGCTGCCGCTAAGGAATAACTTGACAACAGGACGTTCACAATGGTCGAAGAAACAAAAGAAATGCTTGACGTTGCTGCCGCTTCTACTGCAATCCTTTCTATGGCTGCTTGGTTACCACCGACTGCCTCTATCCTGACAATTATATGGTTAGGGATTAGGATTTATGAGTCAGACACTATACAGAAAATAGTTCATGGTCAGTCACCTAAAACACTTGACAAGAAAGACTAAATGGTGTATAATACATGAGTATACTAAGCAGCTTAATAGGGCCAGTTACTGGTTTACTTGACAAATTTATAGAGGATAAAGATAAGAAAAACTCTATAGCTTTTGAA